CAACGGCTCCCCGGTCTCGGCGTCCACGTAAATGTCGTCGTGCGCCTCAGCGGGCGCGATGCTCTCGGACTGCATGCCCCCGTAGTAGGGGACCCAGTAGTAGCCAGCAAAGCTGCCGGACTCGTCGAAGGTGGCGGCGAGGACGTACGCGGTGAGCGTGTTGTCGGTCGACATCGTGTCTTGACGCTGTTCGGCTGGTTGGCTGAGAGAGCGGTGTACAGTTCACAAACTTGATTCAACAAAATCCGTTTTTCTGCGTTTTCGTTCTCTAATTATCCTGATCTCAAAAGGAACAAATGGCAGAGACAGAATTTGCGAAGGTACACCTGCGTGAGCACCTGGCCGGACTCGTGGTTCCCCCGGTTTCCGAGGGGTTCTGGAGTATCTACACATCCTCGAAGGAACTCTGTGAACGAAATGGTCAGCCCGACCAAATTCTGCGGACGTTCCAAAATATGCTGACGCGCATCCCCGAGTGGTCCGATTCTACCGTCGCAACAGAAGTGGAGCGGATCGTAAAGATTTCCAAGTGCGGGTACCTGGACGATCTCATCATGGGAGTGTTCATTGCCTACATGAAATCCTTCGCATCTCTGCACTACCGTGGAAACTCCTCTCAAATCAAGATTGAATTTGAGCGCCCCTCTGTTGCCAAGTTTATCCACGAGCTGTACAAGCATTCGGCGCGCAAGATTTGGCAGGTTGCCTATCTGTTCCGTACGGTTGGGGTTTCGACTGAGCAACAGGCGCGCAATCGTCAGGAGATCGAGCGAATCATTTCGGAGTGCATGGAGCAGGTCGTTCGCGGGTTCCTTCCTTGGGAGGCCATCGCAAAGAACTACTTTGTGGAAACTCCCCAGGACGTCCCTGTTATTGCACAGGAAGCGCAAACGAAGACTGTCCAATTCGAGGAGGAGTCTGATTCGGATGATGAATCGGAGGCAGAGGAAATTCCCAAGCTCAACATCGGAGAGGAGGCGGGGACGATTGATGTGGAAGATCTGGACAAGAAAGAGGAGGCTCCTCCTGCGGAAGAGGAGGAGATTGATCCCCTCAAGGAAATTGAAAGTAAATTAACAGACGACACGCTCGTTCTAAATCTGTAAAGTTTCCCTGAAAACCCAAGTAAATGATGATGCTTGCAGTTGTTTCTGTCGCGGTCGCCCTGGTTTCCTTTATCCTGTATGCACTCGATCGTCGGTCGAAAGAGAAGCCCATCGTTTGGCCCGACGCTCTCAAACTAACTCTGTTCAGCGGTCTCATAACTTCGGGCGTCATGTTTGCAACAACGTCCGAACTTCCGGCATTAACCGAAACCGTCCAAGCTGTTTCTGAAGCACTTCCGTCCACGCAAGATATGTTCGTGGGAACGCCCACATTTTAGGCATCAATACTAATGGCGAGTTCTCCCTGGGGAACTGACGCAACTTCATAAAACATTTTTACGTTTGCCAGCTCCTTGCGAGGAACGGCGTTGTCTTTGCAGTAGCGTGCTATCGCTTTGTAAAGCGTAAATCCATGATAACGATCATGACGAGGATCTTCCTTTCCAAACAGGACAGAAGATCCATCTTCGGTCGTCAGCCACTTTGTGAAGAAGAGAAAGACTGGATTTCGTTTGTATTCTTCGTGTGTGGGTCCCTCGGGGAAAAAATCCCAGAAGAGAGACGTCGCAAGTCGAACAAGATCAAACGACGGATTCGGCTTTACTTCTGCATATTTGGAGTTATAGAAGGGGGGATAGTTGTACTGTCCTCCCGCTTCGTCATTCGACGAAAAGTGATCACTCATAAAGAACTTGGCATCTTTCATCCCCGATAGTTTGATGGAGCAAATGCCGCGCTCGAAATCAATGATCTTGATCAGATAACCGTGAGTGGGAACGCGATAGAGGGTTCCTGCTAAATTGTAGTACAGAAACTCCTTGTCGGTCGGAACATACATGATGTTGTTGGAGTGCAGGTCGTTGTGCACAAACCCAAAATTGCGCTGAGCATACGCAAGTGCGAACATAACTTGAGTCAGCCACGCAAGACGCTTTTCCTGATCGGATTCACACATCATGAGGTCGTAGAACAGTCCAGAACACTTTTCCATGACGGTCAGATGCACAGGAACATCTGTGAAGGTCGCCCAGGCGAATGCATCTCCAGATTCGTCATCCTCTTCGTCGTCGTCTTCCTCCAAATCGTTGCAGTCGCACGAATGGATTCCAAAAATGTAGGATGTCGAAACGGAGGATTCGTCATCTTCGTCGTCCGCAGAAATTTCGTCTTCAAAGACATTCTTGAGTTCGCCCATGCTTGATTCGACGGGCTGGACTTCAAGCTCTTCTACGTCCTCAAGAACGATTTCGTCTCCAAGTTGAAGCGCTGCTCGAGCTGTACGCGTGTGCTGAAATTCCGATTGAGTCACGGATTCCGAAAGCTTGAGATCGAACGTTTTCCCAATATTTTGAGAAAACCAAGTTCGGTCGCACAGCTCGGGGTAGTCATCCGAAATGTCGATGGTATGGCTCTTTGAAACTCCGGTAAAGACTCCATACACTTTCGGGAAATGCGGGCACCCCGATTCCGAGAGAACGATGGAGGCCAGTGAGCCCACATACGCTGCGTTGTTCGGATTTTGGAGCTTGGACTGAATGTCCGCCGACTGCTCTGAAGTTGTCGGAAGACCCACTACACTTCCGTAATCACCCTGCATCCACTTGAAGGGGCTCAGCAGCATCGTCTTCTTGATGTGGATTGTTTCGGTCCCCGCTGAAGTACGAATCTTGTCGGATGCAACAATGGACTGCACTTCGTCCCTGAGCTTGATTCCGTACTCGTGCGCTGTTTCAAGCTTCTCTGACTTGAACAGACACTCGATCGGAGGAAAAAACGGCTGGAGGTGCTCCACATTCCAAAACTTGTTTGATCCAGCTCGAAGCAGGGGAAGGTTCGAATACCGGTGTAGCTGTAGAGTGAGAGGCGATGTTCTGAGATCGCTCGATCCTGACTGCTTGCGTTTCTTCATTATTCAACTGTGTCAAACCAAAAGTAAAAAACTTCACGCAGGAATATTAAGATGAACTTCAACATCAAAAAGTTTAACATTGAAACCATCCGAGACCGGTGCGAAATTGATTCTCGCAAGTCTCCGATGATCGTTGTGATTGGAAAGAAAGATACAGGAAAGTCTTTCTTGGTGAAGGACATCCTTTACAATACACAGGCCTGCTTCCCTGTTGGAACCGTCATTTCGGGAACTGAGGTTGCCAATGAGTTTTTCCAGCACATGGTTCCCTCCAAGCTGATCCACGACAAGTATAAGCCGGATATTGTCATGAATGTCATCAAGCGTCAGCTGGCGATCAAGACGACGAGAAATGCCGACAAGCACAAAGCAGGTGGCGACTCTGCAGTAGATCCTCGCGCGTTTCTCATCCTGGACGACTGTCTGTACGATGCGACCTGGATTCGCGAGGAATCAACTCGCTACGTGTTCATGAACGGTCGCCACATCGACCTGATGACGATCATTACTATGCAGTATCCCCTCGGAATTACTCCAAACCTTCGTACGAACGTGGATTTTATCTTTATTCTGCGCGAGACGATGATCAACAATCGCAAGCGTATTTACGACAACTATGCAGGAATGTTTCCGACCTTCGAAATGTTCTGTCAATTCATGGACCAGTGTACTGAGAATTATGAGTGCCTCGTCATTTGCAACGGTGTACAATCCAACCGGCTGGAAGATCAGGTGTTTTGGTATAAAGCATCTGAGCATCCGCCATTCAAGTTGTGCGACGATAGCCTGTGGGTGGACAACAAACCGTTCAGCAGCGCCATGTTGGCACAGGACGAGTTTGATCCGCTGGCCGTCAAAAAGAAGAACAACAGCCCGTGGGTTCACGTAAAAAAGTCAGAGAAATAATTAAGGAATGAAGCTGTCGACAGCCACCACATTTGACGAATCGAAGTACGAAGTCATTGGACTCGTCATGGGAATGCAAACTCGGTCGCTTTCGATGCTTCGCGAGTTTCTCTCCAGCTTTGGAACCATCTTCGGAGGAAAGAGCACTCTGTTCAACACAAAAATGCTGAAGGCTCGCGAAGATGCTATAGACGAAATGAGAAAAAATGCGGAAGCCATGGGTGCCGACATGGTCATCGGAATCGATATTGATGCAGGAAATGCAGATATTGGAGGCAGTCCTATTTTTACGTTCGTCGCAACCGGAACGGCTCTTCGCCTGAAGAGCGGCGCAATCGGTGGCAAGAGACGCCACAAAACTTTACGTCGCAAGCCGATAGTCAAATAGTCTCCGGGTTCCTGTGAAGAAAAATAGGAAATAATTAAAAATGGATTTTTTAAAATTAAGATAACGTATAGTACGCGGCATGCTCTGGGAAGAGATGCCGATTTAATCCGTCCCCTCTAGGCCGCATGTAGCGGCTAGACGCGAGCGGATGGGGCAGCGCATCCTTAAGCGCTACCGGCGAGGAAATTGATGCTGGGGAAAAGCTTGATGGCGATGGGTCATCGGGAACGAGTGTCCGACGGGAACCACGTGCCTACGGGCTTAGTGGGGTGAATGCGATCGGAAAGTTGCCTGAGGACAGAAAGTCGTTAAGGAGTTTTTCTTTTTTTTACTGATCACGAGGAGCGCCGCCCTCCGCAGGGTGAACGGGGACTGAAATCGCGGTTGCGAGATCCTGGGTATCCGCAACGCCCGCATCCTTCTTGGCATCCTCGAGAGCCTTCTTGCGACGAGCCTCGTTCTCCTTGCGCTGGGCCTCGATCTTGGCTGCCTTCTCCTCCTCGAAGAAGATGTCTTTGTTGACCTCGTTCTCCTTGTACTTGCGCATCAGCTCGTTGAGCTCCTTCTCGGCGTACTCCACCTCGGGCATGAGGTGCTCGGAAGGATCCCAGGGGAGCCACATTCCGACCTTGCCGAGGTAAAGATTGTCGTGAGGGTAGCGCTTCTGGAGAACACGTGCATACGACTGGGCCTCCTCGAGATTTGCAAACACACGGCGAACCTTCACACC